ACCTTCCTGAATAGAACCAGTCAGTGTTACGCACAGAGGCTTGTTGGAACCGTCGAATACCACAGCAGCCATCAGCTTTGCCTTCTTTACGAAGAAAGCGTTCTCCTCGGTGTCGTCGAGAGCGAACAGACCAAGGATGACAGCCTTGCGGATGCCAGAGAATACCTTACCCTGATAGGTCTTACCCTTGAATACGTTTCCTTCGCCGGAAGCGCCGTTGATGGTGAGGTCGGCAGAAGTGAATCCGCAGAACGTCAGAATGTCGGTGTCGTGGCAAGGAATCTCAATGGTAATCTCAGTGTCACCAGGAGTCATCTTGCTCGTCCAGTACACACCCAGACCATGAATCTTGAATCCATCAGTCGTAGGAGTACCCTCAGAGTAGTTGAAACCAGAGTCCTCAGAGCAAGGGAACTCACACATCTTAGTCTCGTCGAGAGTGATAACACCCTCAGTAGCGGTGAAGCCACCCTTCATTGCAAAGAGCGAACTAATACCAGTCAGGACGTTAGCCTGCATTTGAGCCTTTGTTTTCATAATAGTCTCGTATTAAAATTAAATAAATGAATTAACCTTAGTCCTTAAATCGAAAGTAACCGTATAGACAAAGAAGTTGTTTCCGTCATAACCGCGAGAAAGCACAACTGGATTCGTAATCTTTATGTGCTGTGCGCTATATGGAAAATTGCTTTTTACGTCATGTACCAAATCGGAAATCGCATTTCCGTTCAAAGTGGAGTCAGTCTTAGCACGGGCGAAGCAATAGAAAACACCAGTGGTTTTGAGCGAGAAATCGCTATTGCCAACAACTATGTCCTCAATGTCAGTAGGTAGGTCGATAACAACAAACGTTTTCATCTTATCAGAGACAGCATCAGGACGTTTGCCCCAAAAGATATAGTCCTCTGACATGAACTGAGCGAGATAGTCCGTCAGCTCATTGTAGATGATTGAGATTGGTGTTTTCGGTGCTGCCATAACTTACGCTGCCTTTAAGCCTATAAACTGAACTGCCGCCTTTTCGGTAGCTTTCTTTATCTGCAAGTAACCCGCCGTATGCCTTTGTTGCTCGATGAACTCTGCATATTCCACCGTATAAGCTACCACGATAGTAAACGGAACGTCCATTGTCGGTGAATAGCTGTTGGCGAACTTCGCTGCATCCTCATAACCCCAACGTCCGTTGACTGGAATTGTCGGGCGATACCTTGAATCGCGTTGGTCGTAGTCAGGGTGGAAATGATACAGATTCTTTCTCGCTTTGCCCCTCGTAGTCACTGATGACATCTTGGGCGCAATTGCAGGCTTTACCTCTTCTGCTGCAAAGAAGAAATCCACAGTCTTGGGAATCCTCTTAGTCCTCGTATAGAGAATGACAACAATAGAGTTTAGCAAGTTACCAGTGAAGTTGTGCGCATTTCTATCACGCTCCCTGAACTCAATGGCAAGGTCGAGAGTCTGACCGCACCACTTGAAAAGAGTGTCGTAGATGGTTTGCTCCATCAAACGCTCAAAATCGCGTGCAGCCTTTTTGACTACCATTACATTAGTTCCTGCCATAATTCCAAAGAATGTGAGTTCCTAAATTACTCGGCATAATGTCCTTCACAAGTCCGTATTCAGTATATCCGAATTTCTGAACCTCAACTATATCACCCTCTTGCGGTATTGTCTCTTCCGTCCATTCATCCTGTTTCTGAGGCAGTGACAGCTTTCTGTTAGAAGAAATAATTTCTCCACTGCTTGATGTAGTATGGAAGTCGAAACTCCTGCAAATCCCCTCATAAATAACAACAGATTCCTGCTCATCGTCATCGTTGCGAGGGCTTTTACTCTGTGTGGCACTGCCTCTTACGACTCTGCTGATTTTGCAAGTATGCGGAAAACGAGGGTTATCTACTGGCATAGTGATTATCTTTTACGGGTTCCTCCGTAGTGACGGATATTGTGAAAGCCATGACCGACCATCCCCCAGGCATTGTTCCCGATGGTATCAAGACCATACTTGGCGAATATATCGTTAGCCATGCGCAAAAAACGATTCAGAACGTTTGCCGACATCTGTTCACCACCTTCGGCATGAGACCAGTCACCATCCTTATCAGAACGTTTCTCGGACATAGTGGGAGAGCCTGCAATCCAAACATACAAGAACGCAGTAGATAAATCCAACTGCTTCTCAGAAAGGGTTGAAACCTCTGTACCTGCCTCAATAGTTCCTGCCTTAACGGATGCGTCGGCAAGAATGGTTTTCAAGGCATCGTCCGTAACGAGAATGTTACGGACTTTGCCTCTCAGGTATTGCTCTATCGTGAAAGAATTTTCAGTAGGCATATTCTTTGTCGCTTAATTACTTCCAATAACAGAGATTACTCGTGATATACGGTTGCGATACCGTAGTCGTGAGTGTTGTTGAACACCGGGCCTGCGTAGAGTTCGCAATCCACGATATTCATCATAGGACGATCCTGCCAAACATTCTGAACGGCAATACGACCCTCTACGAAAGAAGTACGAACGCTGTCATTGTGTGCGCCAGCCTCGGCACGGTCTTTCAGGATGGAGTTCATGCACTTCATCTCGAATGGACGATATGCGCGGCTTGCAGCAACCATGTTGTGAATGTCGAAAGCAGGTTCATCGTTCACGGGCTTTCCGTCCTCTTCGTGGCGAGACTTGAAGTCGATGACCTGGAAAGGCCAAATCTTCATGTCGTTGTGCAACCACTGGAGAACGTCAGAGTCAACTACCTTAACCAGCGTGGGTGAGAAGTAGTTCTTAGAAGCAGTGTAAGCGTTGCGAACGCTTGGGTGCTTGATAATCAGGTCGAGCAGACTCTTAGACAGCTTCCAGTGATCCACACCAAGATTCAGGGTCTCAGTGTAATACTTCTGGAACGCCTTAATGTCCTCGATGATGTCAGCATCCTCGTTGGCAACGAGTTTACCACCAACATACTTGAACCACTCCTTACCAGCGTCGGGAGAAACAAAGTTCTCGTCGGGAATCTGGAACTTGAAGTCGAACTTGTAGCCATCAACGGCAACATCGTGAATCTCACCAGTTGACATTGCCTGCAACGTCATATAGGTAAGTTCGTTGTGTACGCCGCCAAGCATATTCTGTGAGTTGGTGATGAAGCAGTCAACCAACGACTCGCCAAACGTCATATCATTCAGCTTCGAGATACGACGAAGCTCAATCATGTCGTCCTGAGTAATGTTGAAGCCATGACCTACCTGGGGCAGAGTTCCACCGTAGATTTCCCAACCCATAGTGCTGCGCTGTGGCTTCTCAGAGTGAGTACCCAGAACAGATGCACGAACGAGGATAGGAGTCTTTTTGATGCCCTGCTTCCACTCACGCTCATTGGTCGGTTTACCCCAAGACGCAAACTGACGCCAAAGTGCCTGATTGTACTTTGCGTTAGCGTTGTCGAGGATAAGACCAAAATTCTCAGCATCTACATACTGATGCAGACCGCTGATTCCGTAAAGTCTTGCGTCTCTCATAATGCAAATCTCCTTTTAGTTTTACTTGCGGTTCGAGAAGCGGAAGAAGCAGCCATTGTCTGCCAAAGCCTTTTTGAGGCTTGCTGTCAGAGGCGGCATACGACGCTCAAGAACGGGTTTGTCGATACAGTTCCAAACCGCATCTACGTCAATGGCGTAGGCATCGGGGTCGAGAACATTGTCACAATAGGTCAAAGCGTTGGGAACAACCTTCACCTTCTTGTCTGCACCAGCCTCGGCGAGAACATCACCAACTGAGATTCCTTCGACAGAATCAACAGTCAGAACGTCAACGTCAAGTGCGCTTGCGTCAATGCTTGCAATGGTAGCAACCTTGGCGGCAGCAGTGGCGAGGTCAGAACCTACGACGATGAGTTTCATGCCAGACTTAGCAATACTGCCAGTCTCAAACTTCTCTACGGTGATAGTGTTGTTTTCAGAATCAACAGCAGTCACCTTGAACGTGAACAGAGGAACGATAGAACGTACTCCTGCGGTCTCGTCTGCGAACACCAACGTGCCTGCTGCCATCGCATTAGGATAGAGAGGCATATCGGCAATCTTGCAGTCAAAACCACCAACGAGCAAAGTAGGTTTAGCCTCGTAGCACTTACGGACACCACCCCAATTCTTCGACCACTTCACGTAGTTGTTGATAGTTCCTTGTCTCATTTTGAAAAATTTTTATATTACACAATAAATGGTTTTTGAATCCACCTCAACTTAGAGTTTTAACAGAAGGTTTCTTCCATCTGTTTTGAATAGTTCTGGTTATCCTCGGCTTCCTTCTTCAATTGCTCAATACGGCTCTTTACGTAGGAATTGTCGCCACCTGCGCCACCGCCAGTACCATCACCGCCGAAAGGTTTGCCACCGTCGCCATAGGCTTCCTTGTAAACGGATTCGTACTCCTTTTTCACTTTGAGTTTCAAAGCGTCGATGTCTGCATCGGCAACTTTCTCGATTCCTGCAACAATATTCTTTACAGCGAGGTTGATTGCGAAATCCTTTGTGGCTTTCTCACCAGTCAGGAAATCTTTGAGTTCCTTACCGATAGAAGCAAGTTTAGCCTGCTCCTGTGCGGCTGTCTGGGTCTTGATG